CTCAGAGCATACGACTTTGTATCTCAAGAGATAAGAGCAGCAGAAGATCCAGAGTTCGAGACTTTCTATACAAAGAACATTCTTCTTAATGAAGGTATGAGAGCATGGATGTCATCTGTTGACCAACCACACGAGAACTTTGTGTTCCCAGAAGAAGTATTACCTCGTGGTAATGCACTCTAAAACAAAAATCAACTTTTAATTACATTTACCTCGAAAAAATTTTCGGGGTATTTTTTTGTCCAATTAGATTTTGATATATAAATTATTGAACCAACGAGAATGGATTTTGAAGAACAGTTAGAAACAGAACATCTTCTTTTAGTCGATAGAGTTTGTAAGAAGTGTGGTGTTAGAAAAAGTTTATTGGCAGACTACTATAAAATACGTAAGAACTTAAGTTTAAAATCTTCTTACTCGTATGAATGTAAAACTTGTACAAGAGATAGAATTAAAGAAAAGAATAGAAAGAAATATCGATTGGGTAAATGTGAAATATGTAAGAAAACTAATACAAAATTAACTACTGACATATGCCAAGATTGTAATAAGTTTTTAAATCAATACAATTATGATGTTGACACTATGAAAAATTTTGTGTTATACTTATCAAAGTAATAGATAGTTTAGTTATTTTTTTCTTATGAAGATTTTTCTTGATACCGCAGATACTAAATCAATCAAAGAACACTTCAAAACTGGATTGATTGATGGCATTACTACTAACCCGACATTAATTATGAAGAGTGGTCGTGATCCAGAAGAAGTTTACCAAGAATTAATTCGTGCAGGTATTCCAGATATAAGTATGGAGGTTGTGGGTAGTGCTGCAGAAATGGCATTAGAGGGTGCAAGATTGATTAAAAAATTTGGAAAAGATCAAACCACAATTAAAGTTCCCTGTACACCTGATGGATTATGGGTATGTAAACAGTTGTCAAAAGATGGTATCAAAGTAAATGTTACACTAATTTTTAGTGTATCTCAAGCTATTTTATCTGCAAAAGCAGGTGCAAAATACATTTCTCCTTTTGTTGGTCGTGTTGATGATCAAAGATTTGGTGGATGCAATCTGATTAAACGTATAAGAGAAGTATTACCATATGATATGTGCGAAATATTATCTGCATCAATTCGCTCTGTGGGTGATGTAGAACACTCCTTTGCACAAGGTGCAGATATAGTGACAATGCCTCCGTCTATTTTTGAAAAAATGTATGGACACATTTTGACAGACGTAGGTATTGAGATCTTCGATAAAGATTATGCAAACGCTATATCAAAACAATAAATATTATTTTATAATCGAATCATGCACGGAAATTTAGAACCAGAAGAAAAAGTTTTAGGAACTCAAAACTACACAGTCTACTCAAAGACTGGATGTCCCTATTGTCGTCAAATTGTTCAAGTATTAGATCATATCCAAGCATCTTATACAGTTTATACACTTGGAGAACATTTTGATAGGAACGCATTTTATGGAGAGTTCGGTAATGGATCGACTTTTCCACAAATACTTTTAAACGGAAAAAAATTAGGAGGATGTAGTGACACAATCAAATATCTCCAAGAAAAAAAGTTCGTCTGAATTGACGATAAATAAAGGAGTAGAACTTATACTTGGAGAAAAACAAAAACAAAAACTGAATAAACCATCGAAAATCAAATTTGAAAAAACTTTTTCTATATTTAAAAGAAAAATTTATTTTAACTTTGAATTTAATTTTCGAATAGAAAAATAAAATTACTTTAGGAGATCTATGACTGCAACTACTCTAACAATCTTTTCTCTTTTGACCTTGATTTTTATGCTTGTTGGTGGTATAATAGGTTATATGATCCATACCCATCAATCAAATAAATTATCCATGCATCCAGAAATGTATGATCAACATGGTAATTTAATACCTGATGAAATTGTCGCATTTAGATTTGAAAACAATTATGACTACGAAACCGAAGACAGTGAAGAGGACGACTAAAAAAGTCAAAACATTGCATCCAGAAACTTTAGTTGCATTACCTCCAAACCCATTTGCATTTGAAGTGTTTGATCTTGTTATTAAACAAAGAACTAAAGCAAAGAAGATAGAATATTTGAAGAAGTATGGGCATCCCTCAATAAAAAGTTTGTTTATTTGGAATTTTGATAACACGGTAATCAGTTTGCTTCCACCTGGTGAAGTTCCATACTCAAGTTTAGAAGAAGAACAGAATACGAGTGGAACTCTTTCGACTCGAATAAATCAACAAACTGCAACTATGGGATATAATAATTCCAATTCCATAGGTACTAGTGATGATCTAACAAGAGGAAGAACTTCAATTCGACAAGAATTTAAAAAGTTTTATAATTTTGTCAAGGGTGGAAATGACAGATTAAAATCTCTTTCAAGAGAAACAATGTTTATTCAAATTCTTCAAGGTCTTCATCCTCTAGAAGCAGAAATACTTTGTCTTGTAAAAGATAAAAAGTTAACCGATAAGTATGATATCTCAAAAGAGATAGTTTCTGAAGCGTATCCAGATATCAAGTGGGGAGGTCGAAGTTAATGGATAGCACTAAAGTTAAGTTAGTTCGTGAAAAGTGTGACTTAAAAAGTGCAGAAGATAAAAAGTTACCAACCGATTCTTTTATTGTCACATATAAAGTCGATGATGAGGTCAAGTATGACATTGTAAGAGCGAAAGCAGTTGTAGATGTTTTTGATGTTTACTATGATAAGTATAAAAATGTTGAAGCAATTTCTTGGACTAAAGGAATTATAAATCCAAAAACCTTTGACAATAGCGTAGCACCATCAACTAAAAAGAAAAAAAGAAAACAGTAGACAAAACATAAATCTTGTGCTATAGTTTTTAACAAAACAGTAACCAATCATGACTCAAAATTACGACGATTCAAATTGGAGAGAAGAGTATAAATCTTATACAAAGAATAAGATGGAACTTGATCTATTAGAGAACGGTCCTAAAAGTCTGTCTCAATCATGGCATCTTCAAGCATTGCATAGTAATTGGAAAAAAATGAAAGGATACAGAGATCCAGAACCACCTGACTGCCAATCAAGTATGAATGAATTTTTTAAAAATCAAGATAAGTATAATCAATAATATATAAACTAACACTATTATTAAACATCATGGAACCACTCTATACATTACAACAATTTGAAACTCAAGGATGGGTAACAATTGCAACAAATCTAATTAAAGAAGATGCAAAGAATAAATTAGATGCGTTAATTGCTGATGGTCTAAATCCAAGAGATCTTAAACTTGTTAGGGAAAAGTAAATAAAATGTCTCAAGGATTTAATAATGAGAAAGATGATTTGCAGGACAAGAAAAAAGCAATCAGAAAAATTGTAAAAGAATATAAAAAGATAAAGAAGTATCAGAAGTCTCCTTTGTATGAAGTAAAGAAACTATCAGGAGATCAAACTTATGTAGATAAACTTCTTGAGGACTATGGTGTTGACCCAGAAACCTTAAAATAAGATAAAAATGTAACACAAATTACAAAATTGGTTGACTATATAGTGTGGGTATGCTAACATACCTTTACGTTCATCCAAAATGATAGAACTCACACTACTGGCATTACTCCTTGCTGAACACAATGCTTCCCATTGGGAAATGTCTTGTTCGGAATGGAATAAAAACAGAATTGAGATACTTAGCGATAAGAATCTTAACTCTGATGCTCACGAGTATCTTATAGATTACTTGAGAACTAAAGTGTCAGATGACTGTGATGCTTATATCATTGGACGCAAGTAAGCCGACACGGAACGGGTTCGTTCATCTCCTACGGGAGACGCAAATGCCGACTGAAGGAACGGTCTAAAAAACCTACTACTTACAGGAGAAAACCGATGGCAAAAGTCACATACCGTGGTGTTGTATATGACACCGACAGGAACAAAGGACAGCAAACTAACAAGGTCGATTTAACTTACCGTGGTGTAAGATTAGAAAAAGAACTTACAAGTGTTAAATGATTGAAACTCTAGAGATTTGTTTGGCATCTGCCATCTTTCTCACAATCATAAGTGCTGAAGTTCAGTTTCTGTATGGAAAATAAAACGAAGGGGTTGATCCCCTTCTTTTTTTATGCTATGATTAACCATAATAGAACTTACTTTTATGACTATTAATTTAGTAAGTGTTACACCAGATGCAGAGAAGACGATGGCATATATTGCTAGAGTCTCAAATCCATCTAACCAAGATAATGAAAATTATTCTGGATTGTTAAAGTATTGTATTAAACATAACCATTGGTCTGTGTTTGAACAATCAACAATGACACTTGAGATTGAAACGACTCGTGCTATTGCAGCACAGATTTTAAGACACAGATCTTTCACGTTTCAAGAATTTTCTCAAAGATACGCACAGACTAATTCTTTAGGAGATATTGAACTACCAGAACTACGTAGACAAGATAAAAAGAATCGTCAAAATAGTATAGATGATTTAGAACCAGAGGTCGTAGAAAAGTTGAATAAGCAAATGATTACTTTATTCAGTTCTTCTCAATCATTATATAATCAAATGATCGAACACGGAGTAGCAAAAGAGTGTGCTAGAATGGTACTACCACTTTGTACTCCTACAAAAATTTATATGACTGGTTCTTGTCGTTCTTGGATTCATTATATTAATTTAAGGTCTGCACACGGAACACAGAAAGAACATATGATAATCGCAGAAGGGTGTCGTGAGGTGTTTACCGAACAATTCCCTGCAGTATCAGAAGCCCTTGAATGGGTCTAAATAACTTTACAAAACTTAAAAAATCCATGCCCACATATCCAGTAATACATAAAGAGACAAAGGAAAAAAAAGAACTCTCTATGACTATGAAAGAGTACGATCAATGGAGAAAGGACAATCCCGATTGGGATAGAGATTGGTCTGAAGGTTGTGCTTCATCTCAAGAAATGTTCAGATGGACAGGGGAAGCAGCATCGTCTGGTTGGAATGAAGTCTTAGATAGAGCATCAAAGCAACCAGGTGCAAATGTTCGTAAAAATCGTGATTATAGTTTCTAATTATGCCAGCTAAAAAAAGAAACGGAAACGGAAACTCTTCTGGGATTGGTAGTATGAGTAATAAACAATTAAAAAGAAAAAAACCAATTAACTCAGAATCAATGGTTGAAATTAAACCATTGACAAAGAATCAAGAAAAATTCTTTGAAGCATATGATAAAGGTAAAAATGTTTTTGCTTATGGTGCAGCAGGTACAGGTAAGACATTTGTAGCATTATATCTTGCTTTGAGAGATGTTTTAAATCCAATAACTCCATATGAAAAAGTATATGTAGTTCGTTCTCTTGTATCTACACGAGAGATTGGATTTTTACCAGGTGATCATGAAGACAAGTCATTCTTATATCAAATTCCATATAAGAATATGGTAAAGTATATGTTTGAAATGCCATCCGATCAAGACTTTGAAATGTTGTATGGTGCACTTAAAACTCAAGAAACTATTGGGTTTTGGTCTACATCTTTTATTCGTGGAACAACAATGGATAATTCTATTTTGTTAATAGATGAAATGCAAAACTTGAATTTTCATGAATTAGATAGTATAATAACAAGAGTTGGTGAAAATTGTAAGATTATTTTCTGTGGTGATGCTGCACAAACTGATCTTGTTAAAACTAATGAAAAGAATGGTATATTAGATTTTAAACAAATCATTCTATCAATGACTGAAGATTTTGAATCAATTGAATTTGGCATTGATGATATCGTTCGTTCTGGACTTGTCCGAAACTATCTCCTTACTAAAATTGCTCTAGGTATGTAATGTTTAAACATTTAGATTATTTAAAAGAAGAACCTGATTTATCAGTTTCTACTATTGAAGGAACTCGTTACTATAAAACTCCAACTGGAAAAATGTATCCATCCATTACTTCAGTTACAAGTTTTTATAATCGTGATGTTTTTATCAAATGGAGAAAAAAAGTTGGGGATGAAAAGGCAAATAAAATCACCAGAGAATCTACTTTTAGAGGCACTAAATTTCATGATGTTGTAGAACACTATTTGAATAATGAAGATATCAACAAACTTGATATTCTTCCTTCAACCAAGTTTCTATTCTTATCTTCTCAAAAAAATCTCAATCGTATAAATAACATACACGCTTTAGAGAAATCCCTGTATAGTGATTATCTTGGTTTGGCAGGTAGAGTTGACTGCATAGCAGAGTATGATGGGGAACTCGCAGTAATAGATTTTAAGACATCAAACAAAATTAAACCTGAAGAATGGATTGAAAATTATTTCGTGCAAGAGACTGCGTATGCTTGCATGTATTATGAAATGACTGGTATACCAGTTAAAAAACTTATCACAATCATGGTATCTGAAAATGGAGAATGCGTTGTCTATGAAAAACGAAACAAAGGTGAGTATATTAAACTTCTTACCAAATACATTAAAAAATTTGTCGAATACAAAACAGGAGAGTATGGAGACTAAGAAAAAAGTAGATGATTTGATGAAGGAAAAATTCTTGTGTCAAGCACAGTTTGCACAAGAAGTAGAAAAAATAGCAAAGGATAATAAATTCAATTACATTGATGCTATCATCACTTTTTGTGATGAGAATAAAATTGAACTTGAAGCAGTATCCAAGTTAATGTCAAAACCATTAAAAGAAAAGTTAAAGTATGATGCACAACAACTTAACTTTATGAAAAAAACATCAAGAGCAAGACTACCTTTATAATGCCATCTAAATCCGAATTAATACACTACCGTTTACAAGCAATGCTGCGTGAACATAATTGGTCTGACCTTGAGTATCTTGGGGTAAGACCTGATAGTGTTGGTATAGATCAGCATTGGTATCGTATAGGAGAAGCAGAAGTTCCTGTTGACTCAATTGAAGAATTAGATAATGTCGAACCAGTTGACCCCGATTGAAGTTTATAAAAACTATCTGGCATTTAAAAACCACTTTACAAAAGAGAAGTATGATTACTTCAAGTATCGTGGAAGATCTAGATCATCTACAGCAGCTTTTAATAGAAGAAAAGATCGTTACTTTTTTGAGAGAATGTCAAGGAAAAAGACAGAAAAAGAAATACGAAACTTTTTCTTGGCAAATTTTATTGAGTCATTTGATTCCAATAGTGTATGGATAGGACAAATTATTGATAGTGGTGAAAAAAAATATTTGAAGTGGGAAGAAAGAAACAATAATTTATTTGAAAATTTTAAAAACAATGCAGACCGTATGTTTGATCAATATGGTCTTGAAGAATTTTTTTCTTGTAAGAAAGGACATTCGCCAATACTTAAAGAATACTTTGCTGAAAATATATCAATTGAAGAGATGGTGATATATGATAAGATATTTTCATACATTAAAGATCATGATAAACAATTACTTGATCCTGTGTGGGAAACCGTCAGTATTAAAATTAAGAAATATATTCCCTTTCTAAATATCAATATGTTAAAATATAAAAATTATTTAATTACCAAATTACAACAGGGGAAAGATTAATGAGTGAATTTTTTAAATCAGAGCAAGTCAGAAATGATATTTTGGAATTGGAAAATTTACAAAGAGATTTAGCACTCACTATGTCATCTGGTCGTGTTCTTAATGAAGAGGAGAGAAGAGAACATGTTGGAAAATTAAAATTATTTTTAGAAAAACAAAAGATATTTTTCTTCCGTGTTTCATTGTCTGATGATCCAGAGGCAATACAAATAAAAGATCATATATTGGAAGCAGCAAAGATGTTTGGATTTAATGAAATGACAGGTATGGACAAGTTTTTTCAGCAATTAGATGAGACAATAAAGAAGGTTGAAAAAGATTTGGATGAGGGGGTTGACATATAAATAGTAAGGTATTATAATAACAATGTTGGACGCAACATAGGGAGTGACTGAATAAACTTACTGGCAACTGCTGGTTAAGGTGATGAGACACAGGTGGTGCTGCTGCAGCGATGCAGAACCGACCTACCAGTCGGGTCTCAGGCAAGGACGTTTTTACTACTGTAGTAATGCCCGTTCTTTGTTGGTACACAGGAATCCAACCTCCCTCTTTAATACAACAAAACAAACATCCAAAATAATCCACATGTCATTCGCAAATTTAAAAAAGAAATCAAGATCTGGTTCTCTAACAGATAGACTAATAAAACAAGTAGAGAAACTTAATGATAAAGGAAACAGTAATATTGATGAACGTATCTGGAAACCAGCAGTAGATAAGTCTGGTAATGGATATGCAATTATTCGCTTTCTTCCAGAACCCGAAGGATGCGATCTTCCTTGGACAAGATTATACTCACACGCATTCCAAGGACCTGGTGGTTGGTTTATTGAGAATTCTTTAACCACTTTAGGACAAAAAGATCCTGTATCAGAACATAATACTCAATTATGGAACTCTGGATCCGATGCAAACAAACAGATTGCACGTAAGCAAAAGCGTAAGTTATCTTACTACAGTAACATATTTGTTGTAAGTGATCCTTCTAATCCAGAAAACGAAGGTAAAGTATTTTTATTCAGATATGGAAAGAAAATATTTGATAAAATATCAGAAGCAATGCAACCAGAGTTTGCTGATGAAGATGCAATCAACCCATTTGATTTCTGGGCAGGTGCAAACTTTAAGTTAAAGATTCGTAAAGTTGAAGGTTATCAGAACTATGACAAGTCAGAGTTTGCAAGTCCATCACCTTTATTTGATGATGATGCAAAGTTAGAAAAGATCTATAATTCATTGTATGATCTAAATGAGTTTAATGCACCAGATAAATTCAAAACATATGAACAACTTGAAACTCGTTTGAAGTATGTTCTTGGATTGAATCAACCAAAGAAAACTGTAGTGGCTGATGAAGATTTAGAAGATCTAAGTGAAGGTTTGAGTTCTTATGATCATGCAAATGATACTTTTAATGAGAAATCACCAGCACCAGAACCAGTAGCAGAAACTTCTTCTGATGAAGAAGATGATTCATTGAGTTACTTTTCACGATTAGTTAACGAATAATAAAATTTAAACCCCTCAACTATGAGGGGTTTTTTTATACTCCAGATTTTCTTGGGTTATACGTTGTTATCACTTTTCTTGAAACATACTGTGAACTTGATTTATCATACCTCATAATATTTCGAAGGTCGGTTATAATTACAGGAACAAATTCTCTTTTTAATATTTTTATTTTTCTCTTTTCATCATTCTTTTTATTTTCATATTCATAGTTAGTTACTGCACCTCTTGCAGATTCTTCTTTAATCATTGTTGGAGCATTGTAAATATTTCCAGTTGAAGCAACACCCACTGGAGTGTTATATTCAAATTTAAATTCTTCACCAACAACTAAACCACCTTTCATAATTAGTCGATTTGATGAATCTCTAATTTCTTTTGTTTCGTAATGATGAACTTTTGATATGTTTTCTTCAGAACCATACTTATCTAACATATAAGAATTCAAATCGTTATTACTCAATGGCCATTGGTCTCGAATATTTGTAATATTATTTGTAATTAAGATAACCCAATCTAATTCTTCATTGTCATATATTTTTTTCGCAAGAGTATCTGGTCTTTCACCTTCTTCAATTTGATAATAATTAAATGCAGTAATTGCTGATTCAATATCAGTCCTTAACTTTGCTCTCTTGAATATATTTTTAACCAATATTCTATCTTCATTTCTATTTGAATTAGCCAAACGAGAAATGTAAGATATTTCTGGTAGTTCTTCGAAGTATGCCATTAGTATCCTATTGAAGTATCAGAAACTTTTTGCAATCCAGATCCTAGTGGAGTTTCACTGTAATCAGTATCGTATATTGGTTCTAGTTCCTCAAAAGCTAACGTTAAGTTAATTGATGTTGGTTGACCATCATCATATGCAGACCATTGTGCACCATCAGTATATGAAACAGCAGTGTTGGTGCATGCTGAAGTCTTAACTCTAAATAAACCATCAATTAATTGATCTCCACCAGTTTTAAATTGAAGATCAAAAATATTTGGTGTTCCTAAAAAGAAAGAAGCACCACCAGATGTAGGACTTAATTTTTTAGCTGACATTCCTTGTTTAAATGATCTTATTATTTTATTTACCACCATTGCCTCTTCTCTACTTCTAGGACTCATTCTCCAAGTGAATTGGAATTTTCGAAGAGCAGGAGAATTAAATAATAATTCCAAGTTACTGTTTGGGATTTTTCCTTGACCTCTTGCTAATATACTTTCTGCACTCATATTCTGACCAAGCATATTTAAAATAGAAGATCCAATGTTTGCACTTGCTGCATTTTGAATATTTGAATCTTTTAAAACTTGTCCAAGGTCTTTTCTCATCTGTGCCATATTCTCTTTAGATAGTGCTCCTCTTGCTGTACTTACACCCTCTTTTAGAGTTCCTCCAAAATCATTAACAAGAGCATCAATATTTTTTGGATTTACAACTTTAGAAACAGCACCTGCGATAGCAGCACTCATCGCATTCATTGTATCTTGACCCCAAGCAACATTATTTGAATCAGTTAAAGTATTTGGTATTGGAAGTTTAACCATATTGATATAATCTTTTCTTGGGTCGTCTCTTACTACACCATTTGCAAAATCTTGAAGTGGACTTCCTTTTCCAGCGAATAAATCTCCTCTTACTGCTTTGTAAGTATATTGTTTTATCACCATGTAGTCTTGAGTATTTCCATAATCCGCATCAATTGGATATTTCAATACATTAAAACTCTTTAAGAGTGTATTTGAAGATCCATTTTGTATATTAGAATTATTAAATACTTCACCTTTTTCTGTTGTGTCATTCGTTTTAGAATTTTGCCATTCTTGTGCAGCCTTAAAAGCATCTGCCTCTGTTTGTTTATAATCTGCTGGAAGATTTGCAACTGCTGTGACACCAATTTTCTTTTTGATATCATATACTGAATTTACTATATCATCTGTTTGTGCTTGCGTAAGTTTTCCAGTTTGTCCTGGTTGAAAAACTCCATTTTTATATAAAACCTGTTCACCTCTTCCTTCAATATATCTTTTTAAGCTTGATTTTTGACTTCTAACTTCATAATCACCAGTACTACTGTCATAATACAGTCTTACTCCGTCTTTTATAGTCTTTACTTTTTTGAATGCCATTTAAATACTATCCCAAGCTTTCTGTGGTGATACCTTTTGTCCATATTTATTCACAAAGTTTTCAGTTACCAATTGTGCAACACTTGCATAGTCTTCAAGAGTCGAAGGAATTATAAAAGTATCTCCAATATTACTGAAAAAATATCGATGTAATGTTTTCTTCGGTAGTATCGCACTAGTTTTATTTAGCAACCCTTTTGCAATTCCATCACGATAGTCTGGATTTAGATAGTGGAGGTTTGCTCCGAGTATCTTATCACTCTGATATTCCATCACATATACAAGTGGTCTTCGATCATAAAATGGATACTTTTCTGAATATGCAGCAGAATAAGAGAAGAAACAAAGTTCTCCAATCTCTGGAAAACGAGTCTCACCAACTTCTGATAGTTCAGTATACAATTCATTTGCATACCAATCTGGATCAGTGCCAGGAACACCCATTGCTTTTTCTCTGATTCTTTCTCCAATGCTCATTTGATTCCTAAATCATCTTCGGTCATAATTTTAAATTCATACTTGCGATCTGCACAAAAACTTCTTGCTGCTTTCCATTTAGCATCATTCACTGCCCATTTCTTAACTGAATATGCCCAAGATTTTGTTCTTCTCTTTGGATTCTGTGGAGGCATTTTAGTTTCTCTTTTTGGTTTGACCTCAATGACCAAACATCTTATCTTTCCTTTTTTATCTTTGTATTTTACAAAAAAATCTGGAAAGTATCTATGCATTCGATTATCAATAGGAGAACGATAAGGTATCCAAAACTCCTCTGATGCCCATTCATCTATGCTTTCTGTGATATCACAGTAGTTCATAAATTTTCTTTCCCAAAGTGACCTATATACTATATTAGTAGGATTACCTTTATATTTGTTCGGGTGCCTTGGGTAATATTTTCCACTATATGACATACATATACTATGAGGTTAACTTAAAAACTATTTAGATGTCAATTCCAGTATCTACTGAATCTTTATATATCAATATGAATGATGTCAGTAATATCATCACAAAACTTGCTATTTCCAGTCAGTTCAAAGTCTCTTTAAATTTGAACCGAGGAGGTAGTGATGGAGATTTGCATAGACATTTAACTCGTTGCGGTATATTTGATAATCTTGGAGCGAGTTATGAGAGTTATGATCTTTTATGTTCTCAAGCTTCTCTTCCAAGTTCAACAAATTTTATTCTTGAGGAAAGAGGAAGTCGCCAAGGTGTAATTGAAAAGTTTGCAACATATCGTGTGTATGATAATTTTAGTTTGACTTTTTATATTGATGACCAATATAATATTATTCGTTTGTTTGAGGAGTGGATGAACTTTATCAATCCAATTCATGATTCAACTGGAAAATATGAAGGAGATAGAGAGAGTCAGTATGGAAAATATAGAGACAGATCTTCATATTATAGACTTAGATATCCAGATAGTTATAAAAGAGATATATCAGTTACAAAATTTGAAAGAAACCTAGTTGTAAATCCAAATGATAAGAACAAGAAGTTTAATAATTTACCACTATTGAATTATAGATTCCATGATTGTTTCCCAGTAGATATTCAAACAGTTCCGCTTACGTATGATAATAGCATCTATACACAGTTAACTATAGGATGGAGTTACTCAAGACATACTATTGAAAAACTTACTTCGAGACATTATCCAACTATTTTTTAGCTACTAAATAAAGTTACTGAAGTGTATTAAGTATTATGCCTTTACCAAAAATATCAACTCCACTTTATGAGTTGCAGTTACCTTCAAATGGTAAGAAGATTAAATATCGTCCATTTTTAGTAAGAGAAGAGAAAGTTCTTATTCTTGCTTTAGAAGGTGGAGATAATAAAAGTATTACTAATGCAGTGAAAAAAATTCTAAAAGATTGTATTAGTACCAGAGGAGTTAAAATTGAAGAACTTCCAACTTTCGATATTGAATATCTATTTTTAAATATTCGAGGTAAGTCTGTTGGAGAGGCACTTGATTTAATTGTTACCTGTCCTGATGATAATGAAACAACTGTTCCTGTGAAAGTTTATATTGATGAGATTGGAATTCAAACAAATAATCAACATAAAAAAGATATTGTTCTAAATCCAAACTTAACATTAAGGATGAAGTATCCTTCTATGAATGAGTTTATTGCAAACAATTTTGAAATTTCTGGAGAAGTGGATCAATTAGACCAATCTTTTGACATCATTGCTTCATGTATTGATATGGTCTACAATGATGAAGAGTCATGGGCAGCGTCTGATTGTACGAAAAAGGAACTTAAAGAGTGGCTTCAAGATTTAAATTCAAAACAATTTAAAGAACTTGAAACTTTCTTTGAAACAATGCCGAAACTTTCTCATACTTTAAAAGTTACGAATCCTAACACTAAAGTTGAAAGTGAAATTGTATTGGAGGGATTAGCGTCTTTTTTCGGTTGAGTATGTCTCATATTGATCTTGAGTCATACTTCAAAATTAATTTTTCTTTAATGCAACATCATAAATACTCACTAACTGAAATTGAAAATATGATGCCTTGGGAAAGAGATATCTATCTTGCGTTACTCAATCAATATATTGAAGAAGAAAATGCAAGGATACAAGAAAATTCATAAGTCAAATGCAATCCTTTTTAAAGCAACCAAGTAATTTTTTTAATAAAACCAAAATAGGTGCAAAGAGTTTGTTATCTAGTGGTAAGAAACTTGGATCTACTTTGATGGGAACTCCGATTAAGGTTGCTCAAAAATTACTACCACCAACAAAACAACTTGCAAAAGAAAGAAGAGAGAATGATAGTTCCCAGTTTGTAAAAAACTATCTAGATTTTTTTGGTGCAAAGAAAACAGCAAAGATATTGCGAAATAATTTAAAGATAACAAGAAATGCATTGGTAGATATGTTTGAGACTACCAAGTTATTAAAGATTCAGATTCGAAATATAACTGACAGTTTAAAAATGAAAGGTGGTAAGAAGAAAGGTGGTTTGTTGGGTGGTCTTTTAGGTGGTGGTCTTGGTATGTTAAGTGGACTTTTAAGTGTTGCATCACTTCTTACTAATCCTTTTGTCTTGAGTGTCTTGGGATTGATTGCTGCTGGAGGTGTTATTGCTTTACTTTCTAATGAAAAGATTAGAGGTGCTATTTTTGGATTTTTAGAAAAATATGCTAAACCAATAGTTGGTTTCTTATGGAATGCTATGAGCAAGTTGATTGGTGGTTTGATTAAACAAATTGTTCCCGAATGGATATACAATCCAGCTGGTTTTATTAGAGATATGATTACTGGTGGAGATGAATTTAGTAAAAAACACAGTGAATTAGATCAGAGATTAAAAGATGCTGGAATGAATACTAAAGGTCTCAGTAATGATAGAACTCAGCAAGAGATAAGGCATAGTAAGCATGGTAGAACTGAAGAACAAGAAAAAATATTTCAAGAAGTAGAAGCAGAAAGATCAAAACTCAATGAAACAAAAAAGACCATGGATAAAGATATGGATGCTGCAGAGAAGCAGGTAGTTGCTGATAGGAAAACTGGAGAGAAGAAATTAATAGAAGAAATAAAGTCTTTACCTTTTGCAAGTAAAGAAAGAGTTGCAAAAGAAAAAGAATTGAGATTGTATCAGGCAGAGACTAGAAAACTCAGAAAGGAAACAAGAGAAGAAATTAAATCAGATGCTAATCAAAGTGTATCTTCTCAAAGTAAAGTAGAGGGTGGTAAAGAATCAAAAGAAGTTAAAGAAGTTTCTGATAGTAAAGTTGAAGGTATTAAAGAGGGTGATATTGAGAATGTAAAAGCTGATACTAGTAAAAATACGAAGATAGTTGAAAACATTGAAAAACCAATTGAGGAAGAAAGTGATGACCCTATAATTGAATATGTTCCAACAGCAATGTCTGGTTCTAATAATGAACCACAAGTCATGGGAGGATCTTCGAATCCACTTCCAACTGGAGGAGGATCACCTTCTATTGTATTCTTTCCCTCCAAAAACTTTGATACTATCTCTGATCAAACTGCAAAAAGTCTTATGAATATTGTTGATGGATAATTATGATTAAAGGAAAAAAGTCACCATTATACGCTCTATCAAGAAAGGTAAAAACTATTCCACCTACTGGTGTAGTTTCTAGTCTCAAATTTAGAAAAAAATCAGAACTCAAATTATTCTTAAGATGGATAGAATCAAGTAGTGCAGCTTTAAAGGGAATAAAATCTCCAAGTAAGAAAGAGATAAAAGATTTAGACAAGGGATCTAAAGGTGGTGGACTTGGATTATTAGCATTACTTGGAATAGGTGCACTTGGTATTGGTGCAGCTGCAGGTTTGATGAGTGGTGGTTCTGGAGATGGTACAGGAGGAAAGGGTAGTGAAAAAAATCCATTAGCAAAAGGAATTTCAACTGCAACTGATTTTAGTGGAAGGATACCAAGAAAAATTAATATACCAAAAAGAGTAGTAAACCAAAAAATCAAAGCACCAAAAACTAAAATCAAAGTTCCAAAAGGAAAAATCAAAGCACCAAAGATAAGAGGTAAAGTAGTTAAAACAAATATAAAACCAAAAATAAAACCAAATGTAGTCAAAAAACCAATACCAAAAGTAAAAACATCAATTTTTAAACCTAAAAAGATTGTCTTGAACAAAGGATTAAAAGGTGTTGGAAGAAATATAGTTAAAAAAGGAGGAAGTGTACTTGCTGTTGCAGATGCTGCTATGACCACAGTAGATAGATTACAAGAAGGTCAGACGGCTAAACAAGCATTTGTTGGTGGAGCAGCAGAGGCAACTGGTAGTTTTCTTGGATTTGGTAAAGGATTTAAAATTGGTGCAGCAATTACAGCAAAAGCAGCTGCCCCTCTACTTGTTGCTCCAATTCCTGGTGCTCGTATCCTTTACGCTGCTGCTATTCTTACAGGTGGTATTGCTTCTGGATTTATAGGATCGAAAATTGGTAGGAGTGTGTCTGGTGGTCTTGCAGATCGATTTACAGGAGTTCAGAAAAAATTAGAAACTGTAAAGGCAGAGAAAAAACAAATGGGAAGATCGTATAATAAGAGAAGAAGGAAAAAAACTATTGTTGTTCCAGTTAATAATTCTCAAGATGATAGTAACCAGACAGGTGGTGGAAGTAATGTAGTAAATAATAGCAGTCAAACTACAAGTGGTGGTACAACTGGCGGTGGAACCGTGATTATTAAATCTAATAATCAAGAAGGAATGCTTTTAACTAAACTTGATGCAAACTAATGGCAAATTCACTAACTGGTATTAAAATTGAAGATTTTTTCATTGAGTCTTTAGATGGGTCTAAAAAATTTGATCTAGCTAATGGTACACTTTCTGTCGATTATTATGAAGATATTTTAGAACCTTGTGTTTCAATGAAGGTGAGTGCGATGTTTAGTTTTAATATCGTAAGTGAATTACCAATTCGTGGAGGAGAAAGAGTTGTATTAGATTTTTCTCTTCCATCTGGAGAGTTTAAGATGGATAGTGAAAAAACGATGTATGTTTATAAAGTTGGTGAGTTGCAATCAGATAAACAGAGTGTAACTTTTAATTTATACTTGTCTTCGAAAGAACATTTCATTAATGAAATTTCTAGATGTCCTCGTAAATTCGAAAATGTTCCAATTAGCACTCACGTCGAAAAAATTTTAAAAGAAGATTTATTTACTGAAAAGGAATGCGATATCGAAGAAACAAGAGGTGAATATTCTTTTTATGGAAATACTCGAAAACCTTTTTATATTCTTCAATGGTTAGCACCAAAAGCAGTTCCTGTCATAGTAAATAAATCTGGAACGAGTGGTGAAGACGGAACAAAAGATGGTGAGTCAAATGGAACTTCTGGATATTTCTTTTATGAAAATCAAGATGGATTTAATTTTAGAAGTGTAGAAAAATTAGTTTCAAATGCTCAAGTAGACTCTGATAAAAAGAAAGCAAAATTTAGATATGTTTCGAAAGGATTTGGTGGAGTTAATTCAAATTCGGAAGAGGATAATTTCCAGATAATTGAATACTTTTTAGATAAAAATATTGATGTGAGGAGATCTTTACGTATTGGTATGTATTCTAATCAAAGTATTTTTTATAACACTCAAACTCATCTAGTGAGTTATTATAAGTATGATTTGTCAGATCAAATAGCAGGGACATTAGGTGGAGATGGAATGGACACACCTGCAGAATTATTTGCAGGAGCACCATCACGACAACTGTTTAGAACATCTGATCATGGAGTTACAAGTCTTTTGAATCCATCAAGTCGAGATGAAGGTGATATGGCAAGATCATTCTCAAGATATAACTTATTGTTTACACAGTCACTAAATATTCTTGTACCATGTAATATAAAGTTAATGGTTGGTGATGTTATTTTCTGTGAACTTCCTAGTTTAGAAGCTGGTAAAGGAACAGAAATTGACACTAAAAGGAGTGGCAATTATTTAATTAAAGAATTATGTCATCATTTTTCTCTTAATCAAAATACAACCTCTCTTAAACTTATAAGAGATTCTTATGGTGTTTACGGAACCAACGCATCTTAAAAAGAGGTAACTACTATGTCACAAATCAAACACGACTTAAACCATGAAGTACACATCGATCCTGAAGATGGCAAGGAACATATCAATCATGGTATGTTAGAATACACAGTAGATGAACTTGAAAATGTTCATGCTGATTATGAAACATATCATAAGGATGATGTGGTGGAACCTAATGAAGGTCGAATTAATGATTGGCACACAAGACACGAAGATAAGCATCTAGAAATTTATTGCGATAACCATCCAGATGCATTTGAATGCAGAGTATACGATGATTGATGAGTCTTTATTAAAATCGAATGTTCTTGGACGAGACGGATTCACTTGGTGGATTGGTCGAGTTGCTCATCCTGATTATTGGAAAAAAGAAAATGAGATTTCCGATGCAAATGGTGAATTTGGTCAAAGAGTAAAAGTACGTATCATTGGATATCATCCTTGGGACGGTGCCCAGTTGGAAGAGAAAGATCTTCCTTGGGCACACGTAATGCAAGATCCAATGATGGGAGATGGTACTGGTGGAAGAGGAGAAACAATGTCTTTAGTTGGTGGTGAAACTGCTATTGGTTTTTTCTTGGATGGAGAAGAAGCACAACAACCAGTGATAATGGGTTTACTTCACAGATCACAGAGTGTAAAAAGTAATAGCACAACAAAGCAAGAAGTCGAGTCATATAAAAGTTCTCAATTTAAAAACTTTGATCCTTGGGCTAACAAAACACCAGCTACAGCTAGAACCACTACTTCAGGAAAACTTAAACAAAAAATTGAAAAAGATTATGAAAGAAATAGGAATAGGAATAGGAATAGGAATACTGGAAAACATACAGCAGAATTTAATAGTTCAATTCGTGCTAGCCAAAACGCATCATCAGACGCACAAACAATTACAGAAAGATTAACAACAAAAACTATTACTAAAGATAGCACTTGTGGTAGTGGTGCAATAGGTCGAATAACCTCAATTCTTAAAGATTTTATATCATTTACATCTACACTTGAAAGTATTGGCGATAAATTTATAGATCCATTAACAAATCAAATTGTTGATATGGACTATCAGATAAGAAAAATTAGAGAGAAAGTAAGTGGAATAATTCAAGGAGTCACAAAACAGATAAGAAAAAAATTAATTGGGAAATTAAATAAACTGTTTGGAACTTTTTTAGGAACTTTTAAAACTCTTCCTACAGGTATAACTTCATTCCTACAGGATGGTATTTTACATAAAGGATTCAAAGGTATTATATCTTTGATTTTCTGTGTGTTTGAAAAAATGATTGGTAATATTGGTAATTTTATTGGAAATATGTTCCAGAATTTGATTGGAAGAATTGTAAATGGTCCTTTATGTGCAGCTGAACAATTTGTATCAGGTATCTTTGCAAAGGTATTTAATTTTCTTGAGAATGGTTTGGGTGGTATAATGGGTGGATTAAATTGGTTAATGGGTGGATTGGGATCTGTAAGTGGAGTTTTGAAAAATGTTAGTAGTTTAGCAAAATCAATATACTCTTTTATTGGATGCGATGAGCAAAAATGTTCAAAAGAAAGTGAATGGGTTTCAAGTGTAAATGCAGCAGTAGAAACAAAGGGAGATCAATGGGAAAAAATTATAAGCAATGTAGATGTATTCTCTGGTATTAGTTCATCTCTAACTGGAATATCTTCAGGTATTAGTGGTAAAATAGATGATGTCTTTGGTGATACGGGAGAAGTTCCAGAGTATTCATATAATGGAACTCCACTTCGAGATATATTAACAAGTGTTGATGTTCTCACGGGAGGTGATTCAGCAGGTCAATTAGATAAAGGTCTAGGATCAATTGAAGCAGCAGTTTCAACTATTACTTTATTTGGTGGAAAAAATTCAATATTTAATGCTTGCAATCAAGTCAATGATAATCCAAATGATCAAGATGATATATTCCCTTCTAGACCAGGAGTGGTTTATCCTAAATGTATTCCACCTAAAGTTTCAATAACTGGAAAGGGATCAGGTGCAATATTAAAAGCAGTTGTTGGAAATAATACTAAAATATTCTCTATTGAAGTATTAAATGGTGGTAGTGGATATACTAATCAAAATGCTGTTTCAATTATTGACAATACAGGACATGGAACAGGTGCACAAGCTGAAGCAATAGTTAAAGATGGTGAGGTTAAAAGAATAATTATTAGAGAATCTGGTTTTGGGTATTGTGGTGAAACATTTGCTCCCCCAACTCCAGCTCCTATAGATCCAACAGATCCTATTGTACCACCAATTGCTATTGCTCCTCCAAATGCAGGAATTGGAACTGACATAGTTGGTATTATAACTGATCTTTATGTAGATCAACCTGGTATTGGATACACATCTGGAGACACAATTGGAATTGGAAATACTAATTTCCCAATAGTTATTACACCAGGCGGTGGTATAGTTGAGGTAATTATTCCAGATGGGTATAATCAACAGTTTACAAGCATTCCAGATTACTCCATTAACACAACAACTGGAGTTGGTGCAGAGTTTATTCCAATCATGTCATATAATTTACAGTACATTGTAGATGCAACTCCGAAACCTTTAATTGGAATACCAAGTGTTATTGACTGTCCTACTGATAGAACATCTACTGGAACTAAATTATCACCCACTGGGGGAGTAGTAGTGAGAGCACCATCAGAAGCAGATGAACCATCTGCAACTTCTTATGACCAAATAAATATAAACACAACTAGCACCAATAACATTAATACTGATCAAACTAGTGATGAGTCTGAAGAGACTAGTTCTAGTTCTACTTCCACTTCTAGTGACAGTAGTAGTTCTTCCTCAAGTTCTTCAAGTTCTTCTAGTTCCTCAAGTTCTTCTTCTAGTTCTAGTTCTAGCAGTAGTAGTTCTTCAGGTTCTTCTGAATCTTCAGAGTCATCGGAATCTTCAGAATCTTCTGAATCATCAGGTTCTTCTGGATCATCAGGATCATCAGGATCATCTGGTTCTTCAGGTTCTTCTGGATCATCTGGTTCATCAGGTTCTTCTGGATCATCTGGTTCATCAGGTTCATCTGGTTCATCAGGTAGTAGTGGTTCATCAGGATCAGGTGGATATGGTGGTGGATACTATGGAGGAGGTTACTAATGAGTGAAGAGGAAATTAAAAAGTTAGTCGCAGATGAAACTGCGAAACAACTTACAGAATATTACCGAAGATCATATCCGCATTTTGAAATATCTTCTGGTGTAGAAAGTGAGGCACATGGACCTACAGAGTATTGTATGACTACAGACACTTATCAAGGTATTCATTTTTATAAACAAGGTAATATGAAAATTAGGTCAAATAAATCTGTAGAAATTTATTCTGGTCAAAAAGCAACTGATGATGATGCATCAATACATATTCAATCTGAAAATGGTTATATAAAAATTGAATCAGACGATACTCTAATTCTCAAAGGCAAGAGAGTTCAGATAATATCAGAAGGAGCCTCTGATGAAGATGGAGTTTTTATTGAAGGTGGAAAACGTCTGAATGTAGATGCTGGTAATATCACTCTTGATGGGGATAATACAAACTTAATCGCAGCAGAAGAAATGCACATCAATGGAGGATCAGATTTAAGTTTATATTCAGAGGCAGCTCCAATACAAATATCATCTGGTGCTGAATCGTTATTTGCTGGTGGAGTAACTAGTCAAATAATGAATGTTTTAGATAAAGCGAAAAAATTCTTCTCTGGTTAATTATGTCAATTCGAAATGCAGAAGTACAAACGGGAGCAGTTCACATAGGATCTCCTGATTTTTCAAAGTTAGGAATTCCACAAGTATTACCGACTGGAGTTTTAACCTGTCCAGGTATTAGTATCTTTGGTGGTCAATTACCAAGTGGTGTTCCAAGAGCAGCAGTAAGTATTGGACCTCCTTTGGCACTAGCAGCACCATTTTCCCTTGAAGTTATTGGTGTATCTAATTTTATTGGAAATACAAATCAGCTAGGATTATATACTTGTACTGGTGCTTCGATATTTAATGGAGTTCATACTGTTAATGCTGCAGATACTACGAATGGAACCAAAACCATTAATGGAACACTATGTGTTAATGGGAATTCAGTTTTGAATGGCATAACTCTCGCAAAAGTTAGAGGAACTATAAACCCTCAAGGTTGGAAAGGATTTGATATTAAACATCCAACTAAAGAAAATCATAGGTTAAGATATATTTGTTTAGAAGGTCCAGAAGGTGGTGTATACTACAGAGGTATTTTAAAAGACAGTGAATTCATTGAACTTCCTGATTACTGGAAAGATTTAGTTGATACTAAAACAATTACTGTTCATCTAACTCCGATTGGAACTTATCAATACTTGTATTATACAGTTGCAAAGAATAGAATTATAGTTAAGAATCACAGTAATCTTCCAACTCACTGTAGTTACATAGTTTATGGTGAGAGAAAAGATGGTGAACGTTTGATTCCAGAGTATGAAGGAAATTCACCCGAAGATTATCCAGGTCAGAATGATCAGTATTCAATTGCTGGATATCATTACGATAGGAGAGCACTCTAATGACAATTAGAAATGATATAATAGGTAAAGCAACTGATGAGTTGGAAACTGTTGACAGACAAGTTATACAACTTCCTGAACTCATTGCTGGAATTCAAGTAAACCTTGATGATCTAATTGTTCCTGCAACAAATTTTGATCGAAGAGTTTGTGAATTGACCCAAGCCGTTAATCTAAAAGTAAAGGAGCTAGAGATTTTGACAACTTTAATTTCCGTATCTTGTGGTAAAACAATTCCGCATCCAGATCCTGATGTTAATTCTCCACTTCCAGTTGGTGAAGTTTTTCAGTTTGATGTTGTTCAGGGTTTTCGAAATGATTCAGAGGATCCTAACTACTCTGGTCCCAATCCTTTTTCAACAACTGTATTTGGTGCCACTACAAATATGATGGGAGGAGGAGATTTTGAAAATATTATAACTGGTAATTTAGGAGTTGGTGTAACCACAATTATTGGCGTAGGAAGAACATTTTTTGCTCAAGAAAGTAAAGCAAGTGATGATGATGGTGACGCTTGTGAAATCAGCACTGGTGACACTTATGATACTGCGTATCCTGGTTATGTAACCACACCTCCTACCACTTATACTGCAAGAAGAAATGCACTACTAGAAGAAATAGAAACACTTCGAGCAACAAGAAATACTTATATGAATGAAACTGTTGGTGAATTGAAGAAAGAAGTTAAATTTAAATATACACAAAGACATAGTTATTATTATGGACTTAGCCAAGTTAAAATAAGAAAAACAGAGTTAGAAAACATAATAAATATGGCAAATGACCCTGTAAATTTGACTTTCTATGTTGAGGGTAGTTAAGTAATCATGAATATTGACAGGGAAAAAATTGTTGAATTACAGAATCTTCACGAAGATATTGCTGGTTACTTCTGTGACGATTATAAAGTAAGTGGGGAAACTTACTGGACTTGTTTGGAGACTTTAGCAACAGCAAAACTAGCAGAATTAAGAGGAGAAATAGTATCATGAGAACAACTTATCATTATTTTATAGATGGGAGTGTCGGTATTGGAACCACTTATCATACTTTAGCAACTGGCACTGTTAATGAATTTGGAATTGGAATTAGCTCTCATATTGGAATTGGAACTATACCTCGTGCTGGTGCTGATCTTGCCATGCATCATGATGGATCTGAAAGTAAAAGAACAGGTGGACTTGAAATTAATGCAAATAGTGATAGTGCTGGCGATAAACATGGTGCCAGAATTTTATCTTATAATCGACTTTTTTCAGATAAAGGATATAGGAGACTTCGTTTTCAGGCATCAGAATATCAGTTTGAAACTCCAACTGATGGAACTTCCCATAATAATGCTGGACCTACATTTAATATTACAGGATTTGGTTCAGTTGGTATTGGAACCACTGATCCATTAGCACAATTAGACATTCGTGGTGATGCAAGATTTAATAATAAAATATATGATAAAGATGGAGATTCAGGAACTTCAGGACAAGTTCTTTCATCAACGGGAACACAGGTAGACTGGGTAAATGTCGGAACTCTTTCAGCTGGTGCTGCATCACAGGTTGCAGTAACTGCATCTAATGATAATTCAAATTTTAATATTACATTTGTTGATTCAACTTCAGGAAACCAAAGTATAAAAGTTGACACTAATAGTAATTTTATCTATAATCCTTCAATTAATAGATTAGAGTTGAATACTTTTAGTGGAACTGGTTTGATGTTGTCTGGTTCAGGAAGCGAATATGTTGGAATGCAATTAAAAACTTCTGATTCATCTGCATCATTGTCAAGAAACATATTCATTGATACTGTAAATGAACTTGGTAATGCAATTGCAAATCAAGTTGGTTCTGTGCAGAGTGATGGTGGTTCTCATTGGAGATGGGAAACACAACCATCTGGTGATAGAACTGATCGAAGAGTCGAAAGACTTCGTATTACAGCATCAGGTAATGTTGGTATCGGGATTACTGATCCTGTCGCAAAATTAGATGTTGCTGGAAAAATACTTGCTGGAGATAGTGTAACTCATGCAAATTTATCTAATACTTTAGATACATCTGTAAACGCTGGTGAAACTGCATTTAGACCAATAAATTTAATTGATACCAGTTCAATAATTAAACTTGCAAGAGTTCATGATGATTTCGGACCTGGATTAGATTTACTTTCATGGAATGCTAACCTCACAACTCTCAGAGGTAGAGCACTTATATCAATTGAAAATGGTGATTTGAAAATAATGATGCGTGATGGTTCTTCAACTGTTGAAAAACTTCGCATCACATCAACAGGTAATGTCGGTATCGGAACCACGAATCCAACTGGAACCAATGCACTTGCAAATAATAATGCAACACTAGCAGTTGGTATTGTAACTGCAAATACAATTTATGGAAATGTCGTTGGTGTTTCAACAGCATCACAAGTTAATTTTACAGCTTCTGGTACTGGTGCTGTAACAAGAACCGTTGATAGTAAATTAGCTGATGTCGTGTCCGTAAAAGACTTTGGGGCAACTGGTGACGGTAGTACAGATGATACTGCTGCTATCCAAGCTGCTTTAAATAGTGCGGCTTCTGTGTTTTTCCCAAACGCAAAGTACAGAATTACATCTACTTTAAGTCAAACTGTTCTTAATCAAAAACTATATGGCAATATTAGTCG